ACCTTGAGTTTTGATATCCGCAAATCAACTTCCGCATGTGCTGGATACAGCCTAGCACGTATCAAATCAGGATCAGGCATCCGCCGAAGCACGGCCTCGACCTGACCTATCCACTCGACCTGTACGTGATCGCTATGGCGTGTCATTGTAATAGCTAGCGTCTCAGGTAGCGATAGCCCTGGCACTGTATTTCGTAGCAGCTTATCAATAGTGGATCGTATTGCCGACCGTGTTGACTGGTCATCTATTTTGATCCCGATGCTCATTCCAGCTCCTCTTTAGTCAGCTTGTTGTGCGATATGACTATCCCGTCGCTGATGTACGTGGTGTAAATATCACCGTCATCGTACAGATGCACATGGCACTGATCACCTTTGTTATCGTTACGCACAAACACAATCCCGCCGTCTGAATCTGGAACCATGTGATAGCCGTCCAGAAACGTTGCGGAGATTGATGCGGCAACATCACAAATCTTTTTAGCCGGCCACTCAATATCATTGTCAGCAGATTCAAGCAACCATCGATTTAGTTTTTCCGTGTGCTCGTTCGCTGGCCATTTACTACGGCGTTGATTGCTCATTCCAGTTCCCTCATTCGCTCGGCAAACGGCACCACGCCATTGTGGTCATCGTCATGCAGTGCAATCAACTGTGCCACGTTCCAACTCTCCAGATACCATATTTGCCACGGCTTGCCCTTGTGCTGTGGTGCTGTCCTTAGGTGGTCGAGTATCGCGGATTTCGTCGGCGTATGTGTCCCATTGTATGACGATTGCCCGACAGGCTGATAGCGATATGAACGCGGGTTAATCGGTGCCACCCGCTGGGCGTTTTTGGTGGTCGTGAACTCGTACGGAATGGATTTTACTTTGATCCCATATTGGCTCATCGCCTGGCTTATCGTGATGATGTCAGATTGCTTCCCGCCTGATGCGATGAATCGTTTTTTTGCCGCGACGCATGGCCCGCACCATGTCTCAGACACTAGTATGCGGCGTGTGACTTTTTGGTGATCAATGGGTGGCACCACGACATCCGTTTTTGGAGCAACCTCGATACGCTGCCACTCAATCTGTGGCTGTGGTTGTGGTTGTTCTGCTGCTGGTTGTTGAGCGCATCCAATGGCCAGTAGTAAGAGTGTTAGTCGCTTCATCGGCTCATGCTCCCGTCGATACGACGCACGCAATCACGCTATCGAATTTCGTAAACTTACCTCGCAATCGGCCGATGCCATTTCCGTTCCACTTGTTTCCCCACGAGTTTAGGTGATCGTATTCGACGAAGCCATCCACGGCGTCAATTAAGCAAATACTATGTGCCCACGCTGGCACATCAACAGCCATAGGTATGTTGAGTAACAGGCAAGTATTGATTGCCGCCGTATCTCTCGGATCGATGTCGTACCACTCAACCATGATTGATTCGCGAGCGTTTTGCCATGTGTCTGGATTGTCGAAGTGCTTGGCATTATCGCCCTCCGGCCAAAATGCTGTCGACGGTGCCCCGAGCGTTTTCATGTGCTGCATCGACTCCTCCGACCAGCCGCCACGAACGCGGAAATCTGCGACCTTATTGCCAACCGCATTGCCGCTCAGATGCTCGTATGGTATGCCTGCATTTGCTCTGGCTAATGTCGCAGCGCTCACCGGACTGAATGCCCAGCACCACGGATCGCGTCCCTGATTCAATGCCGGTATCATTCCGCCGGCTGGCCCCATGATATCCCGCACGTCAGATAGCATGGCCTTCGCTAATCGCTTTTCTCGCAGCCTGTCGGACCATTCTGATTTCGGAATCGTCAGCCGATCAAACATCGGGATGGACGACCCCAGCGGTGCTTTCCTGATGTCTCGCGGTACGCATCCACGCGACATTCCTCGCGGCACTGTGTATTCGTTATTGGTCATTGCAGCAACTCCCCGATCACTTTCTTTGCGTCGGCAATTGTTAGCGGCAACTCGCCCTCAGTCCCTGACGTGCCGTTGGACACCATCAGCCACGGCAATGAGTCCCGAGGACGTGCCAGCCACTTTTGAAACACGGTCGGCATGAATTCCGTGCTGGCGTTTTGGTCCAATATCCTCCAGCCGTCAGTGGCTGTGGTGTTCAGGTATTGCTTAAATTCTGCGGAGTCTAAAATCAGTGATTGGCTCGCAGGATATGCCGCTTTGTCGTCGGCCTCATAGACGATCAGAGCATATCGGCCGAGCGCAAACGCCTCATCGATTACGACAGGCGGAGCCACTGGTGTGGCGTCAGTTGGCGACAGTGCCAACCAGCCGGCAAATAACAGCATGCCCCCTGCAGCGATCAGTATTTTATTCATTGGCTGGCCCCTGTACATTTAAGATCGTCACGGATTTCACCAACGCATCCAACGCAGATCGTAGCCGCTCAATCTCTGCACGTTGACCGTCACACGTTGCCTGCATGTCCTTGTATGATTGCAACATCGTCGTCGTGTGAACTGTTAGCTCCGCGTGTGTCCAGCCGATTTTGCTATGTGGCACAACTCGCCATTTACGCCACTTCGCGAGCGCGTAATTGCCGCCACCGAAACCGAAGAAAAACAGCACACCCGCCGCTGCAATGACGACACGCATGAGGATCAGTTTTGTGTTTTCATCGATGCTCATTTTGCCCTCTCTGTGCTATACGGCGTAACAACCGGCAGCGGTGCGTATTCGTCAGCAATCATCCGGCCCGGTAGAGCGATGACCCGTGCATAAATGCGGAGCCTAGCAGGCAGAGTCCAACTGACGTGCGGCAGATCCTGCGTCGACACGAATAGTCCACACGCTGCGAGTAGCATGATGGCCGCAGCGAATATGCAATCAGACGTTTTCACAGCTTGGATTCTTTACCGATGTCGGCAAATCCCTGGCCGATAATGTAGGCCAGAATCGGTGACAGAATCTGAGTGACCGCCTCGGGGTCGAGATCCAGCCCGTAACGCCCAACGGCCGCAACGATGAATCCAACAACAGCCGCAATGGCCTTTTTGCTGGTCAGAAATTCTTTAATAAAATTCGGCATAGCCATGCTCCTGAAACGAGATTTAAACAATCGGTCTCGGCACCACGTAGCACATTGCACGCGGCTGGCCCTTGCGGGCTGCTGATCAGGTTGGCAGAGACATGGTAACCTGATTGCCGCGAAACGTCAATGTGCTCATCACGCCCGCCCCGACTGGATCATTAATCCCTCGCAGAACCCACGCAGCCAGTGATCAGATTTATGGACCGTGAAAACGTAGCCCGAGACCCCTGTGATAGATGCCGTCAGGTATTCGTATGGGCATTTGTCAAACCCTCCAAGATACCCACCATCAGCGCACCACTTAACTCGCTGCCAGTGCATTTCAGAATCTTCAGTCATTTGGCTGGCCCCTTCATGTATTCTACGAATCCTTCAGTACGTTTAGTCGGCGAGACAAATAACTGATCAGTGCCCTCTTGTCCCGGATACCACACCGATCGATTAAATGCGTCACATGTCTCCAGTGCCTCCATCCTGTGTGCGATTGCCTCTGCACGCTGCCACCGTTGTGGAGCTGCGTACGTTCCGAATCGCGGAATCAAGCTGGCGTTTTGAGCCACGTTGGTCGAGTCGACCGACGCGAACGGAAACCTCCCTGTGTATTCGCTGCACGCCATTCGCAGCCCGTGCAGCCGTGTTCGTGGCCTGCCTCGCTCGTCACAAATAACCTCCATGGCATCCCTCATACGTGCCATCCATCGCTTCGCCCCTGGCTGCGAATACTCACCTGATGACCCTATGCACAGTCGCGGCCACTGGCACAGCCTGTCGAGTCGCTCGAATGATTCGTGCAGATGCCAAACCGGCACGCCATCAATGTGCCCCGGCCACTCGTCCATCAGTGCATCGTTATCGTCCTCGCTGCCGTCGATAACGTCTGGGATGATTGCCCAGCAAAACGCCGGGTGGCGATGCCACTCTTCGCACCACTCATAATAACCAGACCAGTCAGCCACTGGCTGGCCCTGTTTCCACGCGCTGAACGCCCCGTTATCAAACACCACAGTCTGACAGACAGCAAACGCTGTGGCACAATCCTCTTTACGCGGGAACGGAATCAACGCGTGTCGGCCGTTCAAAAAACGCGTCACGCCGGCCCGATCGCCGCCGAATGGTGTCCCGTGATAAACTATCATTTCAGTCCTTAAATAATGCGAGAGCGATCCCCTTTAGAATTCAACCACTTTACGAATCATACGGATCGTCACAGTCTCAGATTCATTTACCTGATACGTCATAACGTCATCGCCTATCGTCCATTTGCCATTCCTCCCGCTCGACCAGCGGCAGCGGACATAACACGTCGCGGCCTCAATGTACCCAAATAGCAGCGTCTCGACGCGACACGTTACGTGACACACTGCGGTTAGCAGGACCAGCGGCTCGTCCGTTGAGTCGTACTTTACGTCTATTGGTTGTCCGCTCATTCTGTCACTCTTCCATTTTCTTTGGCCTGTGTGCCGCAGGCCGTTTGCTGAGTCCGTCATCAATGATGGCATGCAGTTTTGCCCGCATGCACTCGCCCGCCCACTCCGACAGCGTCATGCCGTCCGATTCAGCCTGTGATTGGAACGCGGCCCACCAGTCGGCGGGCTGCGTGATGTTACGTCGTTCGGTCGCCATCACTTTGACTCCCCGTGTGCCATGCGTCGTGTCAAGCTGTCGCAGTCTGCGTCGACTTGGTCCAGGCTGTCAGAGTGTGCGTCGTATGCTGCGTTATGGCCTGCAATCGTCGCCTCTACAGCAGCCTCTGCGGCCACGTATAAGTCGCGGTTTGCAGCGACCAACCCAATTATGCCAATCTTAGCGACAGCCACCGCGTGATCGCAGTGTTGTAGTCCCATGTGCTGGATAATTGAGCCGTCAACTGTTGCCATCACGACAACGACTTTGCGGCCAAATGCCTTGCGTCTGCCGTTCAGGTCTAGCTCGTACATTGCTGCAAAGCTGATCTCGATTTTATTGCCTGCCCCAGATGTCCAGTTGATTGTTGTCATTGTTTCGTTTCCTTGATTGATTGTTTTCGTTTCTGATGCGTGAAGTCTACACTCACTATCGGCACACGTAAACAACTAGCCACACTGTTTTGGGAAGATTTCTGAAAAGTCTTCTTTCCCCTTTTTCCTTCTTTCCCACCATAGAGTAAAAGGGCCTATAAAAAACGCTGGGGTTTTGGCCGTTGAGAAAAGTATTTATGTAGTAGTATGTTATTAAGGAAAGAAGTAACTTCACTAATGAAAACACTGGAAACTTCTTTCCCAAACGGCTTGGGAAAGAAGTGGGAAAGAAGGAAATAAGGGGGGCTTCTTTCCCATTCGCGCCCCACTTCTTTCCCAGCCATTAAAGTGCTCTGTAGATGATTGCCGCCCGCCCGCCTGTGGTCCGTTCCTCGGCCACAATGTCTCCGGCCTCCTGTAATGTCGTCAGGATCTCTCTGCGATCCCTAGCCTTCAGCCATCGCATCTTGCGGGCCAGCTCTGTGCTAGTCCACTCGGATTGCGTCTGGATAAGCCGGAGCACCTTCAGATGCTCCTTTTCCGTCTGGTTCTCTGAGATGTGCATTCCGGCGCGTTTCAGCATCCGTCGCGTCAGCCAGTTATTCAGCCGGATCGCCTTGTCCGCGTCGTCTAGCCGGATGATCGGCCACGATTCGCCAGGGCCATATCTGGACGACGCGAACAACATGGCGATTTTGTTGGTTTTCTCAGCATGCCTTGACCAGATCGCTGCAGTCACTGATTCTTCAGATTTCCGGCGATTGCTGATTTCGATCGCATGATCGCGGAGCCTGTCTGTAGCATCTGCGTCCGCATCGATCTCTTGCGGATGTGCCGCGTCGTGATTGGAGACGCCCGCTAGGTTGCCGCTGTGTGTCCGATGGTCTAGCCAGTGGCGTGCTCTGTCGATGATGTCCTGAGGGATGCTCACGTCCTCTGGCGGGTCCTGGTAGTCGACGTATTCGGAGTTCTCGAACACCAGAAACCTGCCAATAAGGCCATCACTCAGATTCTGCTTGCTCAGAGATTCCCAGAATCCGTCTGGCACTGACGTTCCGTAAACTACGCAATGTGGGTACTCCAGCACTTTAACCTTCTTCCGATCGCCGTAGGCGTCGCCCTGCCAGACATCGTCCGCTGAGCTGTAAATCTGCATCAGGACGGATGCGATGTTGTAAAGATGCGGAGCCATCGACGCGCTCTGCATGGTGGATAACAGCCTGCCGATCTCGTCAATTTGGAACAGCGTGTTCCATTGCTCGGCCATGGCTGACACGATACCGGCATGACTGCCAATTCGCTCGGGTCCACATACCTGACCGTGACCAGCTCCCCGCAAGATCTTGCGGTTGAGTTTACGCGAATAATCCTTCCCGCCTCCGGACGGTGCCAGCCCCATCACGTAGACGTTCGACCGGCTGCCTCGGTGCTCAATTTTGCCGCCGGTCAGACTGGCCATCAGGGCCAACGCGCCGGCCAGAGCCAACTCCGGCAGTGGGTAGTGTGCTGTGTTCAGATTGTGCTGGACCAGATCACCGATCAGACCGGGGATGTGTAGCCCGAGTCCGGGGCTGTCGTCTGGTTCCGGATTAGGTCGTTGCAATGGCCGTGCGCCTAATATCCCAGACAGGTCCACACCCGCGTCCTCGACGTATGGGATAATTGCTTGCGGTCGTTTCTCTGCTCGGGCCGTCCCGTTTCGCGCAGCGCTGGAAGTCGCTCGCTGCAGTTCGTTGTCATCCAGCGGTTCAAAATTCCTGGAATTCCAGATCCGCATCAAATTGACAACCTGATCCTCGCTGAGCCGATTGCCGACATCGTCTGTCATTGCCGCCAGATGACCGGCCAGAGAAAACGCAGCGTTGTTTCGGCCACCTCTCCCGCAGGCTGGGACGCTGTCCAGATAGCTAATCGCTCGGTCGGTCAATGGTGTCTGACTGACTGGCCCCGAGATCACTGGACGGGCTGCAACAACCGTTGGCGACAAATACTCATTGCAGATCCAGTCAATGGCCGATTGCCCGTCACCGATGTCAACATTACGAGCGTAGACATTGCCTGTGACCGTCCAGAATCTCCCATGGTCATAGCACTCAAGCTGCTGTTTTGGGCCGTCGAATTTATGGACACAGCGAGCGCTGGGCGTTTTCCTTGCCCGCGTCAGGAATTTAATTCCGGTGCCGCTCGGACTGATCTCTGCGTACGCAATCCCGTCCAGCCTTGCCACGATCGGCATGGCCCATTTCCGTAGCTCACCGAATGCGTCGAGACAGTTGTCCAGATCGATCCCGGTGTATGGGTCGGTGATTTCGAACGCCAGCAGCCCGAACGCCTCAGCCGTTTCGAAATCACTCCACGTCGACGGGTCGTTTGATTTCGCGTTTTCGCGATTGACCTGCAACGGGATTTTTACGCCGTTGCGGTCCTCCCAGTTGTGCCATTGCCTGAGGTCTTTAAGCTCTTGCGGTATTTGTTTTGTTGACATTAAAACAACACTCCCTGTCGTAAGA